CTGAGTTAAGATTAGAATTATCATAATCAAAAGATATATCATTTCCAAGTAGTGAAACTGGAGGATTACCAGCTTGATTAAGACTATCATTAATTAGTTTTATTTTATTCTGTATTAATGTATCTAGTTGTTGAAGATTTTGCTGTATTAATTTAGAATTATCATTTCCTTTTATATCCACATCTTGGGCACTTGTTATTCCAAATACTGATAGCTTATCAGCAAAATCTGCTCGTTGTTTTAATAAACTTTGTAATTCACCATCATATGCAGTAGCATTCAATTGATTATTTAATATTTTTGAAAATGATGTTTCATCTACTGTCAATGTTTTGAATGGCACATAGTTTCCATAAATAGCATTTCTAGATTTTAATTGTTGAGTCAATCCACGAAAATACGATCCTGATGAATCTTGATTTGTTCCGCTGTCTTTTTTGAATGCACCATCAACCATTAGCGCGGCTTTATAAAATGTTGTAAAATTGTATGGTTGTCCGGATATCAATAACGATATTACATTCATTATATCTTGACCGGCAAATGGGTCTTTAGTCAACGCTGGGGCATATGTCCCAGGAGGGCTTGCTTGATATGAATCCCCAAATAATGTTAATGATGCAATTCCTTCTTTCCACCTATACACCATTCCATCTGGATCATAGAAAACCCGCCTAACCGAATTATTTTGTATTCTATCTGCATCTTGTTGTAGATAGTTATTTTCTGTTGTTGTTATACCAGCATATAATCCATTTTTATCTTTTACGAAAGATGATTCAAATAACTCTTTATTTTCATCTAGGAGTTCTAACTGATTATTATCAACACCTGTTACTGAATCAAACTCTAACTTGAATGGAGTCATAGGATCAAATAATGGTCCGTTGAATACATTTACCGATGGCTTAAAATTAACAACACCGTAATTAAAATATCCACCATTATCCGAGCCTTTTACCGATACTGTATATGTCCTATCGCTATATGATGAAGTCGCCTCATCTACGATTCCAGCAAATACATGAGCACCATCCCTATCGGAAACTATTGTGCTTCTCATTATCTGCCATAACCAATTTGGAAAATCATTACCAACGAAAATAGATTTTTCTAATGAATATGTTTCATTTATTGCAAATGTATCTTTTATATCATTTGTTAAATTGTTGAGTCCTTGTAAAAACCCTAATCCAGAAAAAGAACTTTGTAATCCGCCAAGAATCTTGTTATCTACTTTCTTTTTCGAGTTTATATAAATATGCACATTATCCATTGGCTGAATTACTAATTTGCCAGAATAATTCAATCTCATTTTTTCTCTTATGCGATTGAGATTTTTCTTAGGATCTTGGTTATCAGCTATTGCCTGTCGTCTTGTATTTGTTGCCAATGACAACTGAGAATATAATGATGATACTATATTATTGAATAATATCACTTCACTTGGGCTCAATCCGTCATCGCCTACGGCATCACTACCTTGTAGCGCAGATGGATCTATATTTCCAGATTTTGGTCCAATAATATTGCTAATACTACTAGCATCAAAATTAATTTCAAATCCTATATTATCTATTATAGCTCTAACCCGTTTTCCTAGATATGTATCGGGGCTTACTATAAAATTAATAGGATTTGCTCTTCTTAACTCTCTATTCAGATTTAGCTGTTGTTTTTGTAATGCAATAGTTTGGTCTAATGATGTAATACCCAATTGCAAAAATGAATTAGAATAAAATCTATTAGTTGCATCACTAATCGCTTGTTCTATATCAAGATTAGTAATCCTCATAATCTTATATGGGTCATTAAAACTTAATGAAAAAGATCCTTTTGCAAAATCTAATGTTGTAGTAGTTGTTATTGATGTTACATTGTTGAATTCTATTACGCCGGTTCCTTGGCTAAAATTAGATCGAAATGTATCTGGGATACCGGCAATCCAAGAAGTATACGGAGTATCCTGTGATAGGGCATAAATCTCTTTCACACGATCAATTATATTAGTAAATTTTGACAATGCACCATTAACTGAATCTTGTAAGCTGTCAGCTCCATATGCACCTAATGTTGCGCCAGGAGTTTGTGATATATTATCTGTTAATGAGAATATAATCGGTAAAAGATGGTAATCAACTCGTCCTAGATCTGATGATATTTGTGATATTTTACATAGTTTTTCATATGATGAAATCTGATTACATTTATTTTGGAATAAAACCTTTGTAGTTTTATATAATAGTTTTTCATGACTATCCATCATATCTGGTCGCCAGTTTTCAGCAAGTGATGCGAACATACGCTTCTTCACCAAAACCGTAGCATTAGGATCTTGCATAGAAATACCTAATTGCTTTGGGGTATAGTTATTGTAATCTATACGTTGAGCGCCTTCTTCAGTATATGACCTATCGGCCGTTTGATCAAATTGATTAGCAAATGGACCAAGCTTGCCATACCTATTAGTTTGACCATTGGTAGCAATATCGAGACTCTTATTTTTATTGTCTCCGGAATTAAACTGTTGATTTAGAACATCTCCTAAATTACTTAAAAAATCATTAGTGCTAGCCATTATTCCTTCTTACACTATATATCATTAACTATCTTGATGTATTATTAAAATTATTAGCATTCTGCATATCACTAAAACTTAATGGAATACCATTCTGAGAATTATTAGACGGTCCAGAATTAGCAGATCGTTGCCAAGGTAGGTAATTAGTACGGTAGCCGCGTCTTTGAGTTGCGGTAAATTTAATATCATATGTGAATAATCCTAACGGATTAACACTTTCAGTAAAACTGAATGAATTGAAGAAACCCCTATATACCCATCCGGAATAATAAAACTCTATACCTAATGCCATTGACGCTAATGAAGGTACACTTTGTGGCAATATATTTTGACTTGCTGGATCTAATCCAAGAACACCTAATGAACCACTTGTTAACGAACTAGCGAATCCACCAAGATTTCCAAGTGAAGAATCAATTACATCGTTTAATCCTGTAATTGAACTATCAGCAGCCATCGTTAATGCAATAGGATCAAATAGATATTGTTCTGCTCTATATATCTCATATAATACATTTAGTCCTTCTACGCCTGAGCTACCTGTATGCCCATTGATACTCAATGTAGTTAACTCTTCTCCCCAATACTGTATATTGTATCCGCCTTTTGTTCTATTTGTTGTAATAACTTTTCCATTACTGTATGTAATAGATTGGGGATTAATATACATATTAATTACACCAACCTCTGGAACGAACCAATGACCAATATTTCTTCGTGTATTTGCTAATTGTGCTGGCGGTATTTTACTTGATGGCAATCCATTGCCATCAGCATTTGGAATTGGAGATCCAGTAAATCCATTAGTTTGGTATGCCTGGCTTTGATTATTTATTGCGGCATTTAAGCCAGTACCAGATACTGCGGCAGTAAGAATTGGAAGACTTCTTTGATCATTTAGCAACGCCATACATATATACTATTTTAGTATCCAGGATCTGAAGATTTTCCGTTGTTTGTGCCAGCGGCAGCTCCATTCATAACTTCTATGCTATTTGGTCCTGATTTCTTGTGGACATTAAACCCTGGTGGCGCTGATATTTCTAATATCACTTTTTGTGGCGGAAGCTGTTTTGTTTCTTCCTGTGCTTTTAGTGCCTCTTTGGTTGCTGCAGTAGCTGTTGTTGGAGCATGCTGATTGTATCCTGCTTTATGGACTGCATCTGTGTATAAGTTAGATTTTCTGTCGTGAGACTCTTGCATCATTCTTTTACGCTGTTCTGCCATTTTAGGATCTCTACTTGCCTCCGCTACCGTTGGCATTCTGCTTGAAGAACCTTGCGGATTATATTTTGCAGAAATAACTGTTGTATCTGGAATTTTAAGTACATTTTGTGATGGCTTATCTGGTTGCATTAATGTGCGATGTGGCTGTTTAATGGTATTGTCCATTACTTTGTCTTCTGGATTTTGTTTAGCAATACCAAGTACCCCTTTAATATCATCTATTGTTTGTTCGGTACCAGATTTAATTTCATTTCCTGCATTTGCTATACCATCTACTATACCGCCAATAGATTTGTATATTTGCTCTACCGTTTGTCTTTGAGATATCGCCTCTTCTTTTTGATATTCTTCTTTGGTGGTAGCAGTTTTGCTCATTGAATTAAATTGATTAGAATAAATTGATGATTTACCCATATTAGTCAATATGTCTGCTTTATTCGCACCGCTTGTGCCAAAAAATTGTTTCATCTGAATACCAGCGGTAATTTCAGCTGCTACCGCAGCTCTAGCGACAGCAAGATTCATTTTCTTTAGTTCTGTATTATTTCTTTCTTCTATGGCTTGTCCGCGACCACTAACCTCTCCTACCGCTCCCGTTCCTGTTTTTAGTTCTTTTGATATAGCACCAAAATCTCTTTTGCCTAATGCTTCTAATAGTCTTGTAGCCTGTTCATCACTAGCACCTTGTCCTATACCAAATGCTCCACTTTTTAAAAGTGATCGCTGCCTCATAAATTGAGCAGCTGCTTGTGGGCTTGACGCAGCTTCTGCTTGTGTATATATCCTTCCACCGAATTGTTGGCGCATAGCCTTTTCTGCCATCTGAGCAACTTGATCTAATTTGCCTTCACGAAGCAGCTGATCTATTTGAAATGATCCTTGTAATCCACCCGGTCCACCTGATCGCAATGACAAAAATGCTTTAGTTCCGATTGTCATATCATGAATCGATTTAGTCATACCATCAACAATTTCCATTGATGCTTTACCAGTTAATCCTGTCTCTCGTAATGCATCAGTATACTTTGTTAAAAACTTTGCTCCTTCATCCGATTCATTACCTATGAACCTAAATGTTTCCGCAATAGTATTCATACTTGGAAGTACCTGATCAAACTGTACTCCTAATTTATTTGCAACGCTTGATACATCTGCCAAAAATTCAGCACCAGCTTGTGCTTGATTCGTTAATTTGCCTGTTGCCTGTCCGAGTGTGTTATAGGCTTCTCCCAATATTTTCATAGTTTCTATCTGACTAATTCCTGCCCCGGTCATCAAATTCATTGTAGACTGTAATACATGTAATTGAGATTCTGCGCCCTTACCGGTATTAATCGTTTGATCAAAATATCCAGGAAGTTTTTTCAACTCATTAGACATTTTTAATGTATTTTCCCAACTTTGACCAGTTGCACCAGCTACTGCTAATACTTGATTGGTATAGTTTTTTGTTTTAGAAGCTAGATCAACTAATGTACGCCCATCTTTTTCAAATAATTCACCCATATTTCCAGCAGCCCCTTGCAGAGAAACATACATATTTTCTAATTTTTCAGCTTGACCGGCATTTTCAATAAAATGATCTCCTAAACTAGCTAATTGCCCAGTTATAGCTTTTAGGGCGTCGCCAGGAATAATACCATTAAATGTATTAACTAATTTTGTAAGACTTCCAGAAACAACATTAATAGAAGCTCCGCCAGCATCTGCTCCTTCAAACATTTTTGCCCAAGAGACAGTAGATGCGGCTCTACCAATATCAACTAATAAATGGTCAAGAGATTCGGATACTCCATCTATTGCACCAACTCCTATTTGACCAGCATCATTAAAATTATCACCCATATCTTTTGTAGCATTAATTACATCGCCTAACTTGTCTCCTAGAGATCCAAAATACTCAATGGATTCTTTTGTTAACTTACCAATATCACCCAGATGCTTAACGCCTTCAGTTCCAATATCTATAATATTCTTCTTCAAACCATTAAATATACTAGTTAGCCCATCGCCAGCATTGCCTATATCATTTATTCCTGCAATGGTATTAGCTATATCTTTATCCTGTGGTATTTTTGGTTCATCAGCAGCCATCTAAAATTATCCTTCGATTTTTCTCTTTCTCTTTCGTTTCTTTATTTTTTGTTTTTCTTCGTCAGCTTTTTTATTTGCTTCCATAACCAATCTTGATGTTTCTTCGAATTCTTCATCACTGGATGCAAATGTTTGTCCATCTTTACCAAGAATTTTTTGTACTAGTTCTGGATTTGAAAATGAACCTATTAGCATTCCTTGATTTTCAAGCATTTTATTTTCATCTGCATAATCTTCTAACCAATTATAGAACATCCAAGCTTTCATAACCGGATCTATATTTTCAATTTGAGGATCATCGGGGAAGCAGCCACGCATTTTACATAGGTACCAGAGAAATCTGTGGTCTGGTTCCCTTACTATTTTTTTAAATCTTCTGCTACCTCCTCGGCTTCTTTAGTTGAGTTTATACCAAATTTAGTTTTTGCCTCTTCTTTCATTGCTGCTAACTCATCCCACAGTCTATTAACAACAACTTCTTCTAATGAGTTTATTAGTTCTAACTTTGATTCCGTTGTATTTTCTCCAAGAACGATATTAATATCATCTCCATCTATTTTATAGATAGAGCGAATAAGCTGTTGTTTTCTTGATTCAAAAGATGCTTCCCAGTCATACTTAGCAACAGCAAGAGTAGCCATTGTAGCATCTAGTGCTTCTTGTGATTTGAGCGTTCGCATAGAAAAAACATTATCTCCGATTTGAACATCACGAGTGAGCCGTCCAATATTTGCTAATAACTCAATTCTTCGCTTACCATGATCTGTAATTTTTACACCATGTTTTTGAACTTCTGCTTTTTCTTGGCGAAGAGATTTGATTCTTGCTTCATATTCGGCAGGAGAGATTTGCTGCATTTGTGGTTGAACAGGGTTCGTTTGTTGTGTATCCATATCTTCTGGCAATCCAACATTGAACTCACGCAATGATTGCTGTGCGGGCTGTTGTTTTTGTTGAGCCGGTGGTTGATTTGATGTTCTACGAATATTTGGTGAATTAAAATCTGGCATAATTACTTTCTCCTATCAATATGTTGTTTTATTGGGATATTAAAACACAAATCCCGTGATATGTACTATATCACGGGAAAATTATGTTTTAGTTTTTAATTATACGTTTGAGAAATAATCTGTAATAAGACCAGGTGAATCCATTGAGCCAAGCAATTGACCAACATCGGCACGTCGCTCAATTGAATTGAGCTGCATTATATTAGAACCTAATAGACCACCAGTAGCAGCATTACCACCATTGAGAGTAGAATAGATACCTTCTGCTGCGAAACCAGCTTCTTCACTTATTAACCAGTTAGTAGCAGAATATGAAAACTGTAAATTGTTGAACCATACGTTTTTTACTGTTGTAATTATTGCAGTACTGCCATCACCACTTGCTATGTCATAAATATCAATATCAAACGGAATACGCTGTGCGTGTATATGCAAGAACCCACGACTAAATGCCTCTGTTACACGAGCACGATCAAACCTAATCCTAGTGCAAGAACCAGTTATGTTGGTGCTAGCTGTTGGGGAGGAGTCAATGTGACCATCAGTTCCAACTTCATCAACCATTGTAATGGTTCGCTGTTCAGTAAAATTGATAGTCTGTATAGCACCGACAGCAGTTATACCAACGCGAATTACTATGTTAGTTGATAGTTGTGTAAATGTAGCGTCAGTTCCATCAGGACGTTCAATTATACTTCCTGTATTTGGTGCGATAGATGGCATTCGTTATCTCCTATATAAAATATATTATTATTCCTATTATACTATTGTTCCGACATCAATTGTAATATAAATCCAGTCGATGGGATAGACGGGTTGCACCTTTACTGAAATGTTCCATTGTCTTGGTTCAACGCTATCTCTAACAACAGTTGGTTGTGTATAAGCTGTAATCAATCCTTGACCTACGAAACCTCTCAACATTGCAATTGCACGAGCAAGTAACGTTCCTTGTGTATCCTGATTTTCTGGAGTTCCAATGAATCCATCAAACCCAGTTCGCATTGCCTTGGCAATTCGGTCTCTAATGAATACAATTGATAGTTCCTGTTCTTCTGGGAATCCGCTTTGAGTGGTTGTTATACCCCACAATACTTGACCACCACCAGCAACTGGTTGCAATGTTGCAATACCAGCAGCAGCTAATGCCTGTAGCACTGTATTACTGAACATTCTATTTACGTTTATTGTGAATCCGCTTAGCACCTTATGGGTGAGTGGCGAGGCGATATTTGATACACCTGATGTATAACCAGCGGCTGCAGCTGCAATGTAGAACCCATCAAGAATCTGATTGCTGCCACCAACCTGTACAACGATCTGATCAGGATAGAAATATGCAACCCTGAATGTTTGACCGTATGCTGCTGATACGGAATAATTTGCTAAGTCTTCAGTATTACCAGCTAGTATATCCGCTACAGTTGCGCCCTGGATACCTTCGAGTACCCCGATGTTTTCAACAGCGGCAAGGCTAACGCCTGTCACATTGTCTGGAGTTAATCCGTTTATAGCGCCTATAAATAGAACACGCTCTTTTTTGTTTGTCAAATTACTCATTGTTAGACAATGATTCATTGCATTATCAAATATTACTGATATTGTCTGCAATGGAAGCGGAACTACTATATCAAGTTCTTGTGATTCTAATGTTGCTAATGCTTTTTCCCAGCCAGCATCGAAGAATGTTGCATCTTGCACATCCACTAATGTTACGCGTACTGAGTAGTTATTTGGAACTACGTTATGATTCAAAACCAAGTAATCACTTGTTTGTGATGGATCAATTACTTCATATTTTAGGCTATGCTCACTAACGAATGATTTAGCAACTGTTAGTGTATTTGAGCCCGAGTTATATGATGTAATATCGTAAATACCAACGTTTGATGCATCAGCAGAAGCTGTTATTTGTAGTTTTAGTCCGAGGGCTATAACATTGAACGTATTGAAATTAACAGCACCACTATGTAGTGTACCAGTTGCAGTATCTGGGGTTGCAATCAATGCACCATCAGAACCTGTACTACCAACAACTACCTCACCGAAAACTGGGTCAATAAGTTGAAAAGTTGTGGTTGGATCATTAATAAAATCAGCAAATGGTGGAGTTGCTTCTGCTCTTATTTGTAATTGTCCGCCAACAACACCAACTATTGCAAATGTTCCAACGTTAGCGTTATTTACCGCGTCAATAACTGATAGTTCTAATCCAACATATGTATTGTCGAATGTAACTGACGAACTAAATAAGGCATTTATTTGAGTTAATAGATCGCGATTGATATATCCGTCTTGACCAAAATTAACTGTTGCATTTGTCTGTGTTACTGAATACGAATATGAATTACCAGATGGTGGCATTGCATTGTCAAATACGAATTGAGACACTGTTGGTTGACCAACATCACCGAGAGTGAAGAACTCAAATTTATTTGCAAGAAGTTGTTTCTCTACACCGGTGGCAGGATTCGTTACGAAAATATCGATATTTGAGTTTGGATCTGGTGATACACCTAATGGTAATGGAAGAACGAAATCATTTACATTTGTAGATGTAGCTGGGAAACTTGTTTCTAACACATATGAAACGCGTCGTGGAAGAGGAGGTGCCGCCTGAAGACACATAATGCCAGGCGGCGAATTAGCAAATGCTAATTGGCAACCAAGAGACAATGTATTTGTTAGACTTGGTAGTCCGTGTTTTGTATTTACTTGTTGCACTGCTGTGAAAAATGTTGGGCTGTTTATATCAGATACAGCAATGTATGTGGCAGTTAGGCTGTCGTTTTTATTTAGAACACCGCTTGAAACTTTAACAGTAAAATAATCACCTGGACGGAATGGTGATATTGTGGTTGGACCATTTGTCGTTTCTGATATAGAAAACATCAAAATACTGTTTGAAACAGCTTGATTATTTGCAACCCAAATTGTTGGATTCCCGTTTGCATCTAAAACATTACCAGATACAGAACCGAATGCTACGAATTGTGCTGTTCCGGCAATTGGTTGATTTAGATTATTTCGTTGTACCGCAACACATTTGATAGTCCAAGATTCATTTGGAGCATTAACATCTACGAGAGAGATATTATTGATTGTACCAATGCCAACATTAGTGACGCCATTAGTATAGAAAGAACCACCCTGATTGACTAAATGTGCTCGTTGTAATTCGATTTGCCCATTGGCAATATTGATTCTATAATCATATGTATTTGGAAATGTATTTTGATCTATTGCTTCTTCTAATCCTTGAAGCAAAACTCCATTTTTGTACAGTTTTTCTCTGTGTGAAATGATCGGAGAGTTTTGTAAGAGAAAATGTCTTCCATCACTTCCAGTTGCTGATGTATAGTATCCATCTAATCCATCATTGCCACCACCTACAGCAGAAGCAACTATAATTTCCTGACGGGCTCCCTCACCAATTATGCAAGCGATACGAGTACCACCTGGTACTGATGCGCCAGTACTTTGGGTTACGACGTTTGTAATTACGCCAGGAAGTGAATTTTGTGCGCTCGGTACGTTCGCCATTGTGGAATCCTTATTTAGTAAGTCCTGCTAAATTAAATGTGATGTTATTACTATGAATCATATGTAAGTATTCTTTTTTATGCCATGGTATCTCATAGATTTATCATTACATCTGTAATATTTTCCGACATATTTATTGTTAAGTTTGGTGCCACAACCCCTGGAGGTGATGGAAGTCTGCTAAATTCAACGCTAAAATTGACTACATCTATTAAGTTTGCTATTTTGATATGCCTATGCCATTCAGATCTAATTTGCAACGTTACTGTTTGTACAAATAAATGATCGTTTCTATCATCTCGTTCAACTGGGGCTCCAGAAGATACACCTTTAATAACTAATCCAGATTTTTGTAAATCATTAAATGCAATATCAACAAATAATAATGATACTAAATCTACGAGGTCATCTCTTGCCCTAAGATCTCTTGCCATTATATCTATATTAATGGAACCTTCCCAAGCACCGGCAAATGAAAAAAACTCTGGAACAGGAAATGTTTTCATATTTCCATAACCATCTTGGAATATAAGATTACCCCATTTTACAACACCAGTTTCCCTATTCATAGAAACAGGTACTGATGTTGAACCACCGTGCCTAACAATAATAGCTGGGTAATATATTACATCAAAACGATATGATTCTCCAATAAAAACACGAGTAGTAATACTATCGGTATATCCAACATCCTGTGGTAGGTTAGTATGATCTGGCGTTTGAGGGTATCCCCATAAATCGTGAGCATAATGATAGTATGAATCGCGTGAAAAAAAATCTCGTAATGTAGCAATAACAAGCTCTTTTGGATATAATGTCATTGAGTTTTGAATGACACTATATATTCCGTTTAAATCTGAACGATAGAAGTTATTAGTTGTCATATATTACCATCTATATTTTATTCTAATTGGTGAGAAAACTATACCTGTTGGTGTAGAACCAGAATAAGTTGATAACTTAAGTAAATATTCAATGGAGATAGTCAATGATGATTGCAGTGTATTAAAATAATATTGTAAATTATTTTGGATAGTAGAATCAATCGTTAAGTAATAATTACTTGGTGATTGTATTGCTGCAGGCAACCCAGCTCCTGACAATGTTGTCGTTTGAGAATCAAGGAGACCAAGATTATTTGGCGGCGTATATATTTGATTAAATACGTCAATGATAGAGTTATATCCTACAGGATTAATAATACCACTAGCTATTGAAATGGAAATTTGACTTATATTTGTATCAATTGGATCCTGAGGACTAGAATAAATACCCTGTGTTACTTCCAAAATTTGAGTATTGATTGGAACTATTTTTGTTATATCATAAGTTCTAAAATATCCATGTTGAGTTGTGTCTTGTAAAATTAATGTGGCATAAATAGCTGCAGCAACTGCATTATTTGCTCCAGCCCCACCAAATGTGGAAGGCGTTGAAGGACTGCTTATAAAATCCTGATTATAAGGACCAGTATATCCATCACTCCATAATTTTTCGCCAACCAAAACTGGTAAAATAGAATAACCAGTTTGATTTTTATTATTATTGTATGTGGAGCCAACACTTAATCCAGTAGGAGTAAAATAAGGCTGAGGAGGAGAGTTAAGAAATATTCCCTTGACAAGATTCTCATCAGTACCATCAACAGTATAGCCATCAAAAACATTATCAGTAATAATTTGATCATCGAGAGAATTATTAACTATATATGCATATATAGTTGTGTCTCCTCTAACGAATGTATTATTTTTTACAACGCAAGACCAGTTAGCTTCTATAACTAAATTACTACTTAAACTACCTGCTACGAATTGTCCTGGGGGTGCCATACCAGAAATAAAATTATTGGTAATAATTGCATCGGAATTTACTATAATATTATTAAAATATTTGTAAATAGTTGGAGTGCTTGCTGGATTACCATCTGGCGTATACTTACCATAATCAAATGAGTTTCCATCTATAATTAGATTATTAATAGGAGTATTGAAAACCATTTATGTTCCTACGGTTGTATATGTGGTTAGAGCAATTGGTTGAGTATTTACTAAACCACCATCAAAAAATGTTGTAAAATTAGTATCGTAAGCTGTAAAATTATTATTTCTTATAATGAGTGTAGCATATCCAGATGCATTATTGGCTGGAACCCTATTGGCAATAAACATAAACGCGCAGTTGTTATTTGTAATTGTTAATGATCCAGTGAATATTCCAGAGTTATTTGGAAACGAAGCTGCAGGAGAATCAAGAGTCCCAGTATATGCAAGCCCGCTTGAATACCCACTATAAATATACTTGCAAGTATTACTAGATATTGTCAGACTTCCCATTTTATCAGCTTGATATGTAGTATTTGGAAGAACCGAATTAGGTAAATCTTGCTTAGTAGTTATATTGATGGCGCCACAGGTATTATTAGATATGAACGAATTGGTTGTACAAATAGCATCATATACAACAAGACCTACATTTGTAGGAGCAATTTCTATTAGCTGATTTTTATTACAAAAATTATCTGTTATAAAACAATTATTCAATCTTGTTCCAGTGGTTGTTGTTGGAGCAACACTTGGACCAACGATTGCAATGACAGCAAACTTATCATCCGCATTAGGAGCAGTTGTTATAAACTTATTACTGGTGATTTTTATATTCTCAGCAAAACTAAGAGAGTTGGCATATATCATCGATACGAATTGAAATCTATTTAGATTTGGTGAATTGAATATACATTTATCAATAACAACATTCTCCAAACCGCTTGATGTAATATTTGATAGCAGACAAGCTTTTGTTGGACTGGCTGGATTTGTTATTGTAAAACTTGAATCGCTGGTTGCATCATAGGTATAATTAATCACACATGACTGAAATGTATTATTATTTGCCATAGTGAAACCAGTAGGACAAAAAACATTAATAACGCAATCTGTAAAACTATTATTATTTGATAGCGTTAGACCTAAACCAGTAGCGGAGCTAATATTCAATGTTGAGTCAGTGAATGATGTGGTTGTACCAACCGTTGCTCCTGACACCGTCGTGATTGTACAATTACTTATTATTGAATTAGCTCCAAATGTGCTTAGCACTCCTAGTGTGGCTATGGTACATCCGGTAAATGTAGAATTAGATCCAAAAGTAGTAGTTGTATTTGGCATCGACACAGTGCAGTTCGTAAAAACTGTATTTGTACCAAATGTCATAGAGCTTTGTAGGAAATTAACAGTACAATTTGTAAAAGATATATTGTTACCAAATACTGTAGTATTTGTTGGGAAGTTGATAGTACAATTTATAAATGAGATATTGCTACCGACTGACAATGTCGAACTTGCAGCATTGATTGTCATATTATCAAACTGTATATTATTACTTAATGAAACAGTTGATGTTCCGAAATTTAATATTGCATCATTTCCATTGAAAATTGTTTTTGCAGCATAACCAAGTGAAACCGATGATGTAAATGTTAATTGTCCTCTTACATTTACACTAGTTCCTTTTGTGTTATTAGAAGTATTTGTGTATGATATAAAATTAGTGAATTGTGAGATCCAAGAATTAACTGAATCTATTGTTCTAAACTGTCCTTCGGTGCTAAGAATGAAAGAATCAGTTATACCAGAAAACCCATTAGATATAAATCTTTTTGCATCAGTTATAGATAGAGTCGATATTGCAGTACCAGTTACCGTCGCTGTTATTACATATAATGGAACTACATCGGAATAACTTAGTAGATTGCTAAAATAAGTTCCTCGTACTGGATATGTATTAGATGATGCCGGATTAGTTACATAAAATATTCTATTTTGATCCAACGAGCCATATGTTCCAACAAGTGATGGACTGTAATCGGTTGATGCAATAAGTTCTATTTCAGATTTATTGTTCGCGCATACATACCAAGTAATTGTATTTACTGTTGTTGTAAATGTTGGATATAATGCTTCAATAACTGCTGGAACAGTTATGTTAGTTTCATTTATGAAAATAATTTTACCATTTATTAATGCTGTACCACCATTGAATGAAATAGTATTTCCTGATACTGTATAATTATCAAAACCATTTATTATACCATTTTCATTTAATAATCTATTTGGAGCGCTTATATAATCAAGAGCTGAACTAGTAAATTGTTCTTCGCTAACATTTCCAAATTGTCTTTCATCTTTTAGATATGAAACTAGTTTTGTAATATCATTAACTTGACAGCTTGAAATTAACATAATTTCTTCATCAAGTTCTAATGTCTTGAACAATTGTATATCTAGTGTTTTATTAGAAAAACTGGTAAGAGCTAGATTTATATCTATAATGAAATCTATATAATCTATATTTGTCTCATCATAGAATCTAATTACTTCGCCCTTTTTACCGGTGATTGTTGGACCAAGGTTAGATAGTGATAGTGAAATTGGATTCCATCTTCCTAAGAACCCAGTATAAACCCCAGTATTTTGATCATAATTATTGATCGTTAATCTAATTTCTTTATCATTATTAACTGTAGTATAACCTCGTAATTTTGGCGATACATTATATAAATTGATATTTGTTATATCTAATCCGGTATTAATAAATCTTGCACGCTCGTGTGTAAATGTATGTCCGTTGCCATCAACATATACTTCAAAAAATCTCTTGAACGGGCTAATTGTAGTTGAATCAAAAACATTTTCTGCATCAAATGATACTGAGTCATCTGAAAAATAAACGAAGACAGGTATGTTATTTGATGTTGCTGCTGGTGATGTCCCAGCGCCGTGGACGCCGTCATATACAGTAATATTTGTATAAGCAGCTGGCGTAGAACAATTTTGAAACGAAACACTCTTTATAGTGAATCTTCCGTAATCTCTAAAATTAAATCTAGGATCAGATAGCGGAAACGCTGGTTGAATAACAATAGTCTTTCCAGCAGCCAGTCCTGCATTAGACAAATCTAGATTTATTTGATATACTACTTCAACTCTATTTGGTAGAACATTAGTATATGGTGGTGGTAATATTGTGGCTGACCAATAACCATCACCAAATGAATCTTGTATATTATTTAGTATTGTTGGATCTGATCTTAAACTATCTCGTTCTACTCCATTTGTATAGAAGAAGTTTCTTTTTAATGGATAGAATAGTAATGTAGGATTGAACATTGCAGCAGCAACTGTTGAATACGCTGTTGAAGGTGGTGGACTTGCAACATTAGCCCCGCCTAACCCAAATCCAAGAGGGTCAATACTGTTGAAATTATCAACAACATTATCTGGGAAAGAAGAAAGTGATGATGAAGTATAATTACCATTTGTATCAACTGTACCGGCAGATATACTGAAACTAGCGTTATTATAAGGATCTGCTAGCATTATACCGATCTGACCATTATATTCAAATGCGACAAATCTATAATTGAATCCAGGCGCCCTAAACGCAACGTTGATATTGTTGACTATATTATCTAATGTATATTGACCTGGTGATATACCTTTATTTCCAGTAACATCTATTGCTGGTAATGGAATTATAGTAGAAGTGTCACCAGTTGGTAGTAAATATAGATATAAGTTATAATGATTAGAGTCAAACTTAGATGAATTAAATCCATTGCCTAATGCAGCAGCAGATCTTGGATTTGATACAATCAAGCTCTCGTAATTGCCAGTATAATTTGGAGAGCGGCTTGAAGCCAGTACTCCGTATTTTCCTCTATGGAAAACTGCCTTATCTATTCTTGCTAACGCGCTTACATTTGATATTGGATTTTTGCCATTTATTCTAACAGCATAAGTTCGTACCATTCCAGTAACATTAGCCTTAACTGAGTCAATAACAAACTGATATGATATTCCAGTACCATAATTTATAGTTAAAATATCTCCAGGCTGAACCTGGGCAAACTGTGCATCAAAATTGTATGTACTTAGTTGTTGCGCTGTTGGACTAAACAATACAACATCATCACCATTGGTAAAACTATCAACTGGCGAAGATGCCATTGGTCCTGGTGGCACATTTAGAAAATAAGATATCGCTGGCGTTGGCGGAACAATTGGCTCACCATATCCATCTGATAGAAAACTTGATGCCCTAGAAGTTCTTGATATACCGTTAGCATATAGATTTTGTACACGACTTCCAAGTAATAACAAGCTTGAGTTATCAAAATATTCTATAATAGATTGTACATCTTGACTAGATTGTGGTATCGTGGAAAAATTACTCGACACAACATTAATACCGCTAGCCATATGAGCATAATTAGTTGGTGGAACCGTTCCACCTGATGTTGGCGTTACATTGGCGCTACCATCGGATTTTTCATGAACAACTAAATCATTGCTAATATCTTCAACCAAAAGATCTGAATTAGTTGTATTTCTGCTTACAACATTAGTTCCGGAAGATGGTAATACGGATGGATTTGTTTTTACGAATGGCGTTGTCTGATCAACGCGAATAGCTGATAGAAAGTGATTATATGCTGTTCCATCAATATGTGGTTCTAACTTGACACCAGTTAAACTTAGGAATCCATTCAGTACATCTATTGAGTTTTGTAATGTTAGTATTAGTGTATATAATGATGATGTTGAGTATACAAGACTTAATTTTGATTCGTGTATTCCAGCAGTTGGAGATATTTGAGCATCAGTTATTGGTAATACAACTAACCCTAAACCAACTAAGGCTGATGGATTGATCGTACCATCTGGATTGAGCGCGATGGAAAGACGCTGTGCAATTGATCCAGTAGAACCCTGAGCATTAATACCGATATTAGATTCCACTGCGAACATAGCTGAACGTAGAGCGTTAATGGCAATATCACCAAGATCGGTTATATTTCCATCAACCCGCGGCAACTCAGCATCTGAATCTATTTGAAACGGAAAATTACTCACTATTATCCTTATTATCTATCTGTTGGAAACGGTATTACTTGTGATGGTGGGTTAGCTGGTGGTTGTTGAGAAGAAACGAAATTTTGTATCTTATCTTTTAGCATACCTCTGACTACCCGGAATATTAGACCAGAAAGAAGCCCGGCAACTGAACCAAAAAGCAACCTACCACTTAATGAATTCAAACCATCTGGATAGGCATATTTTGTAGCAAAATATGATACTGTAGCGCCTATTGTTGGTGGAAGTAACGGCAAGCATAGCTCTGACCAAAACTTTATCTTATCTATATTTGGAAATATATACTCTAATATTGTTCGTAGAAACCACATTACCACAGAGACTCCCAATGCAAATAGTATGAATTGCCACGAAAATAATGCGCTAATGCCCGAGTCCATATTAATCTCCTAATATTATGTGCCAATATGAATAGATTAGCTTTTTATCAACCCGGCACGCTCAAATAATAACTTCAATAAAAAATCTTTATCATACTGTGTTAAATCTGAAAAAGATTTAGTTTTAAACATAGCTAATTTATCATTAAGATCGGATTGTTTTTGTCTGGATTCTACTAATCCAGGAATGTCTTTTGTATTTTTGGCACGCGTTCTCATTTTACCTTTATTGATTTGGATTTAGAATAATTTTTAAGAATGATATTGATTGATTTTCTAAATCTGTTTTAGATATTCTTGCTAATGAATTGAGTAATTTGTAATGAGTACTTCCATCAAATATGTATGGATGATGCCCACTAAAAACCTCATCAACCACTATACAGGGTGCATTATGATTTGTTAAATCTAGACATATATAGATATTGACTAAATCAGGAAATGGTAATGGTATCACTACTTCTGTTTCAGGAACAAAATAAGATGTTGATGATGCCGTAACATATCCATCACTTATACCTAAATGATATCCATCAGTATGATACCCATCATATGTGCAAGTTAAATTTAAAGAATTAATTGTTAAATCTGTAGTATAAACATTTGTATATGTTATTATCATATTATCCGCCTATTCGTCCATATACAACAAAATATATCTGATCTGAATTAGTTATAAAATCTATACCGCCAGAATCTAAAAGAAGTATATCAAATGTTGATGTTGTTTTGTTTTGAATTGTCGCATTAGATGGAGTGAAATTACTATTAGATATAGTACAAACAACATTATAATTTGTATCATCAAGAGCATTTGTTAATGTAACTGTAGCTGCACTAAACATTGTATTTGGATATGTTATAATATTTATTCCGAAACAATCACCGTATTGAATACCACCAAAATAAGTAAATGAACCCCAAGCTTTAATTATACTATCTGTATATATAGAATTTGGAACCTGCGAACTTGGTCCTAAATTCAAATGCCCAGGATTTCCAGTTATTTGGATATGCGGTTGTGTAGGATTACCGCTACTATCCACCATATTTGTGCCAGCTAACACAAGAGAAGATTGCTTATATGTCCATAAGCCAGATCCATTACTTCCACCTGGAATCCAGGTAAAATATTGCCCAGAAAAATTCCACCCAGTATCAGTCCAATTAGCCGTACCAACTGGTGCAGGAGGCATAACGTGTAATACAAGAGCCCCGTTTTCACTAGACCCAACATTAGAAAGATAGTTGCCTATTGTCAATAATGTTGATTGTTTTGTTGTATCGTATGATACCCAGTTGCTTGTTCCTCCAACAGCTCCCCAATAACAATTTGATGCTATTTCATAAGCCCCAGTTGTATTATTCTTATATGTTGTAGCAGCTGTTGAGTTTCCAGCATTAGAAGGAACAAAAGAAAGAGTTGTTCTACCAGTTCCAACTGATGTAAACGCTAACTGATTTGTTGTTGTAAAAGTCATACCAAATGTCGGAGTTATAGCAACTGCTCCAGTATTTAGTGTTGTAGTTCCGACAACAATCAAATTATTAGATATATTTTCTGATCCAGAAACGGTAAGTGTTCCAGTGGTTGGAATTATACTACCAGTCAAATGTAAATTACCACCAATAGTAAAATCACCCGGTATGCTACTACCACCACTAATAGTTCCTATTATACTTCCATTAACAGTCAAATTACCATTTATTTGAGCATTGCCATAATTTAGATATAATAACCTAATCCATTTACCAACACCAGATGCTGTTGCAAATATATTTATACTATCTATTGGAGTGACCAATGCATTGTTAGCATTAGTTCCTTTATCTAAATAAAAATGTTCCTCATCACTTCCCACCCATACAATAGAACCTGCCGCCATACTTGTATCATCTAATTGCTGCAATGCAGTCGTTGATGGAACAATTGTTCTCTGATTCGATGAATCTGAACCAAATGTGTTATTAGCAACTGTTGCTAAAATTATAGTCTGCACAACAGCTTCATTAGTTCCAAATATACTAACAGTTGAGTTATTACTTATACCAGCATATGTTGGGTTATCATTTACCACACCCGAGTTACCAATAACATTGGCTCTTGGCATTAAGTTTTTATTTGCAGGAGCAGATATACCGGTTACATCTGCATAAACACCATATTTTACATTATTACCATTACCAATTATATAGTTATTATTAAACTCTATATTGCTTGCTGTAATACTTACAATACAATTGTGTATTGCGGCAGACGAATCATTTGCTAAATATCCATATACACGGATTTTATTATTTATATACTCACATATATCTGCATTGTACCCTGTGCCACGAAACTCACAAGCTAATGCGAACCCATCAATAAAACAATCTTTAACTTTTAATATTGTACCAGTACTAATTGGATTAGCGATATCTAACTGTATCGGATATGATGAAATACCATTTGTAGCAACAGTCTGTGCAGTTGCAAAATTAACTCTTCCAACGAAAATAACACCATCGCACTCTAAATGCGATCCTGGCTCTTGTAAGATTAGTGGATTATTTATAGAGTAATTCTGTGCTAATTTATAATTCAAATCGCCCAATATGGTTGGCTCAACGAAATTATCTGATATAACTAAATTCATAAACTTAGTTACTCGTTCAAACATAAAATATGGTAAATTACCATTTACTGCACCGTCATTATTTATTCTATTGATGTCAGGTAAAACCTTAAAAACAGGAGCAGCTGTTGATGTTAATTTTGGATACGGAGGACTTCCCGATGTTGGAGGAATAACTAATGAAGTAGCATTAACTATCTTGGTTCCATAGCCTTCACCAAATATAACTATACCTGGCGGAACATTAATTGTATTTGTTACATAATATGTTCCGGCTTTGATTACAACAATGCCACCACGCTTAATTCTCTGAAATTGAATTGGTAATGCTGTGTTATTATAAATTGCATTGAATATAGGATTTAATATCGTATCCAATGATGGAACTGTTGGATCGAAATTAATTGTTCCATTTGCATTATGCCAGCAATCATAACCATCACCAATAGTAATGAAACCTTCACCATTGGCAATTAGTTGAGTTATTGATGTAGATGTTGCTGCTAATGCGTCTGCAACCGTGACATATGGCAATCCATTTATTATAACCGATGGTATAACATCAATCTGATCTGCACTATGACGAAAACTCAATCCTTCAATATGTGATTGAAAATCATATCTGTTAGTTGCAAGTCCCCCAATCGGAGGCGTGTAAGTAGGCTTTGCCATATGGGAATGCTATTTTATTAGCAAATGTTTATAGCGTAATAATATGATTATGTAATCTTTCTGGTAAAACTATCCCGTCACGAATCACATGTGAATGACCAGCTGCAACACTTGTTATTTGATTTATTTGACTAATAGATGTAACCTTTTCACTTATAACAACTGTATGAAAATGTGATGGTATTCCAATTGATGACGCAACACTTGTTGGTATAGTACTTGGAAAATCACTCGTATCATAAGTTATTGGTACTTGATATATTGGATCTGTTTTTCTAACTCTTTGCATTGCAAATTTTTGAGCACCAGTACCATCTAAAAATAACTTGTTTCTTGTAACATTTAATACCTCATAACGAAATTCTTCGTTACCACAATCATCAAATCTAACAATAAAATCTCTATCTTTGATTGTTGGAACCGGTATAGTCCATGCGTTAGGTTGCATCGTAGACTCTAAACCACTATCCATTGCTATTAAGTCATCAACGCTTGGATCTAGCCTTATCATAATTTTACCATCACTACGAGCAGGATTGAAATATTGAATCCAACCAACAACGATACCTGTGCCCAGGCAGATATTACAGCGTGCCTCAGGATATTCATTATATGGTAAATAACACTTACATGTGATACCAGTCCAGCGTCTTTGTACCAAGCAGACCGGTTCTCCCGTTGTTGCTAATATAATAGAGGATTGTATTGCTATATTAGCAGCCTGTACATTTAGTCCACGCAACTGCAAGCCAACACCACCATAGCCATCTGCACACCCAGTCTGCCCACCAATATAGCTTCCAATGCAAGCGCCGCTTAGCAACAATGCGGGGCTTGTTCTACGATACCCAGAAAATACCGATGATGGAGTACCAATGGTTGCAGGAGTATTTAGATTATCGCTACATGTTGCATCTATTGTTAGAATATCTTTTACCTTTTGATGATATCCATCTACAACTGTGAATGCAAAATGCTCAATATCAAATCTATTCCAGCATTCATATACAATGGTATTTTGATCTTCCTGCTCAACCGGCCAAAAAATTACATTAGGATCCCAGTATACATAACCATCATAACCATCAGTATTATGTATTGTTGCAATAGAATTATTAAATCCTCTTTGCATAGAAGCACTTGTTAGAACTAAATTGTTTCCACTTATACTTGAATAATTTATTAACTCAGATCCTATTTTTACTGTACCAGTTGATGGGAAGCCTGTCGTATCCACTAATGGTATCAATATGCTTGTTGCAAGTATATTATTCTGTAATAAACTATATGGTAATGCAACAAGTCCATTATATACTGGCTGTAGTGTTGATGGATTAAAAAATGATGGGTTATACTCGGCGGCTCGAACACCAAAATGATATAATGTTCCGGGAACTAAATCAACAATTTGAACGCTGGTTGAACCATCAAAAGATACGAATGTTGGTGATTGAAGAAAAAACTGATCTGGAAAATCTGGCGCAATACCATCACTCATGTAAATGTTGTATAGTATTTTATTAGATCTGTCCGTTGGATAGGCAGTTGCCCATTTTAATGTAATAGAATATCCATCGCCATTTGATTTGGCGACTACTAATCCATCTATATTGACATTAAGGTAATAAGGCAAAATATCTCCTATTCGTTAACTTTTTCCATTAACGTTTCTTTAAGTTCATTTCTATCTTTACCTTTTCTATTGTGATGATCTAATAAATGATCAACGTAGTTTTCTGCTTCATTTTCGCCAAACTCATCATCTATATATTCTATCTGACGTTTGAAGCCCTTTTGTTCTGCCGGGTTGTGTAAATAATCACCATCGTTGGCGCCGGGCGTAGGGTGCTTATTATAGCACTGATCTAGCCAATGTTGTATCTCATGCACAGCGTACCCATAATCTTTTACGAAATCACCATCACATAATAATTTATAATTGAATGTTATAACACCATGGTCAGTCCTAGCACTCACTGGGATATCAGCAAATCGCATAGGAATAATATCTATTATTGACGGGTCAACATCTTTTTCTTTGCACATATCTTTTACTATGTCGTGCTCAATTAAAAACTTTTTCATTCTATCTATTAGTTTCAATAATGTTTTTGCTGGAACTTTTTTTATCTCTTCTATTGAATACATATTATTTCCTGTTCATATTTGGAAATGATTTATATATTAAATTATTATCATGCATAAACTTTCTTACCGTGGCTCTATCACAATTCAATATTTTTGAAACTTTATTAAAACTTTTTAATTCATCGTATAATTTTTGCACTGTATTAGTATCAAGAAAATGCATTGAGGATTTTTCAATTAAATTATCTATTTGATCTATAATTAATTTTTTTCTTTCTAAATAAACAGTTGAATTGCCGTAAATATAATTATATATATTTTTAACATCAGCTAATGAATTAAATGCAAAACTTCTAAGTTTTTCATCTATTGAGTTGATCCAGCCGTATTCAATAAAACAATTTTTATTAATTATATTATATATTTGTTCCACAGCAGGACATGCACCAACCAAGCCAATATGTATGGAATATGGTTGTTCATTTCTTTTATTGAAAGAATATGACCCATCACCATCCATATAGCCTCTAATAAAATGACGAACTAATTCGTGTTCAACTAGCCATTGTGGCATAGTATATGAATATGTTTTTTGTGGCGTTATACCAAATCTGCCAAGATCGTCAAATGCTTTTTTAGATCTCATTATTAAATAGGATGCAAAATACTGTTCTTTAACACTCTTGTTTTTTAATAATAATGGAGATGGCTTTCTGGTAAAACTTTTTACGATGGCATTTGATTTTATGTGTTTTTTAAATAGTTCTATATGAGCTATATCTTTTGTGGCTAATTCCAGCTTTATATCATATGTGGTACTCTTACGCATTCGTAAATTACCATCGGCAGAAAGAAATCCAGCCCAATACATTGATTGTTCATTTATATTGCTAAAAAAATCTTCATCACATACATATCGTGTTGAAGGATATGGTATATTATGGATTTTACAATTCTTTTTTAATACAACAATAGAAGTTTTTAGTTTTCTAACCACGTCCCAAGTCATATCAATACTGTTAGCACAACTATTAATTGCTTCAACTAATTCATCTTTTGGTATAACTTTGGCTCTAACCATAAAAAATCCTATACTTATATGTGAAACTATTAGAATGCTGATATAGCATTATTAGGTATTTTATTGTGAATATAAAGAAGATACAGGAACTGTCTGAACTATTTTGTATAGCAAGTACATTGAATAACTTGCTAGACAATATGTCATTGGAGCAGGCATCATTCGTATTGAGAGTGCAAGAAGATGCTACCGAAGAAGAGGTTATAAAATCTTATAGGCGATTGGCAAAAATGTATCACCCAGATGTTGTTGGTGGTGATGATATGCGATTTAAATTATTGAATAAGGCTAAGAGTGTTATGATGGCAAAATTGAAAGAAGATGAGGTTGTTGTGGAGCCTGCGTTGCCGGAGAAGCCTAAGGAGTATGGCAAGTTAAGATTAGTGAAAAATCCACATGAGACTCCAAAAGTACCTTGGGGAGACTGGTACCAAAAAGATTTAGAGAAGTAGTTAGTAATATTAAAATATCTGACGGGCACGCAAAAATCTTAGACGCTGTAGTTGTGGATTTGATCTTCCTGCACCAGCAATACTCATCGTGCCAAGTCCGCGGCAGCTGGGGCGAAGTGAATTTTTTATATACTTTAACTTATCATAGTATTGTGTCAACTGTGTATTCCATTGTGTATTCAACATCTCTGCAACGCTTGGTGGAGTAAATGCAACACCATTGTCGGTGATACTATACTCGCGCCCACGCTCAATAAGCGCTTGACTCGCTAATGCTTGTAGCACCGCACCCTCAGCCAATATAGCGTGGAACTCATTTATGATCTGCGTATCTTCCCAAGTAAAATACGTAAAATATGGAATTTGATTAAACTCACTCAATGAATTCACAACGAATGTAACTAACATATCATTGGAAAATATATCACAATTTACATAAATGATATTACCATATTGATCAGTACTCTGCGAAAGACCATTATTATTCAATCTGGCTTTCACTGTTTTGACAACCTTATTAATATTACGAATTGCGAGTTGTGAAAAATTGAAACCGGGATCATCGGCCAGATGAATATAACCATCTGAATTGATTGAAGGAAGATCGGTATGTACAACAACAAACTGAAATGAATTAGTAATCGAATTTCCGTTTAAATTACCAAACCATATATCATTGTATATTCCATATGGTCCATTGAATGGGGTAGTAAAATTGTATTGATATTTACCAACATCCAGTTGCATTACACCAGCGGTCGTAGGGCTTAAAATTATTAAACCTGATGGTGAACCTATTGACACCATTGGAAAAGTGTCTAAATTAGCAGGTATGCCAGCCTGATTGGTAAATTGAGCCACCAATTGAACTGTTTGATTTACGTCAATTAGTTGATTCCGTGTTGTTAAAGTTGTTAGTCCAGCCATATTATTTCCTGTATCATCCCCAATGTAGCTACTACTCGTTAGGTATATTATTATGAGAAAAAGTAAATTACAAACCGTCCTTACAAAAGAAATGCTAGAATATAACTATAAAAAATACGGTTCTATGCAAAAAATGGCTAATGAATTAGGGGTCGATGTAGATTCAATATCTAAATATATGAATTTATATAATATATTATATTCACCACATTTTAAAGCAAAATATACTTGCAACCATAATATTTTTTCAGAAGAAACAGAAAAATCATTTTATTTGGCTGGATTTATTGGAGCTGATGGTTGCGTACAAGAAAGAAAATACTCAAAAATATTAAAAATAACACTTTCAAAAACAGATAAAAACCATCTTGAAAAAATAAAATTATTATTAAATAGTGATAACCCAATTAATGATTATATAGTAAAACCTAGCCAAATAGTTAAAACGCATAATTTATGTTCAGAGTTAGCTATTGTAAGTAAAACTATATTTAATGATTTAAATAAATTTAATATAATACCTAATAAAACATTTAATTATTCTATGCCTGATTGGCTAACAACACACCCACTGATTAATCATTTTATACGCGGATATTTTGATGGTGATGGCACATTCAGTCATTGTGGGTTAGGTAAAAATAGAACAGTTAGGCAAATGAGTTTTAGTATACTTGGTACTGAATTATTTGTTAATCAATGTATGGAAATATTTATTAAAAACTGTAATATAAATAAAGTCAAAATAGTTAAAGATAAAAATATATTTAAACTATCATATTCTGGAAATTTAAATATTAAAAATATTTCACAATTTATATACAAAGATGCAACCATTTTACTAGATAGAAAATATGATCATATAAAATATCTTCTATAAAATAACTACTATTTTCCATGCATATATTTGACTACCATGAAAACTCCCGTCCAACCAACAAAAGAGTTTTGGATCACCAATATATCCAACAAGGCAATTAGCCTCGCTGATCTTGGAATACACATCTACCCCATGCGTTCTATTAATCTATTAGACAAAAATCATTATAAACATATTACAGAAGAGCAGCTTACTAAATCATCTTCTTCGGGATCGTTATTCGCTAAAAGTAAATATGTTGTTGTCAGGAAATTCGCTCCCGGAACGCCAATGAAAACCTATATTCCATTGCAGGAAAATGCAACATTCCCAACACGACAGCGTTCAGTTATTGATTTTGAAAAACCAGTATATGATGAACTCAATGTATCAGATGAAGAATACGCAGAAGAAAATGCAGAAATAGCAGAGGAAAGTCATTTAGGTAAGTGGAATAACCAATAAGAGGAATACGATGAAATCTGCCGTTTTGTTCTATAATAATGAGTTGCAACAAGAAACTGCTATTGAAACCGCTAAGCCTAAAAGTAAGAAAAAACCTATTAAAGAAGATACTGTTGAAGCCATTATAAAAAACAATACAGAAGATATAATTGAAAAATGCCCGAAAAAAACTTCAAAGAAACTTCAAGAAACTTATGAAAAACTAAATGATAAGCTAGATAAAACCATTAAAAAACTAGAGAGCATATAATGCCAAATAGCACATTAACAACAGTTTTAACTACTATATTAACCATACTTATGACTTCTTTTTTCGGCGTACTTGGATTTTTCATCAAATCTATACTAGGTAGAGTTGATGTAATCAATACGGCTTTAAATAAACATATTATAGAAGATAAAGAAATTCAAACAGCGCTGAACGTTACACTAACTGCTCAAGCAAAATTAGCAGAAAAAATGGACGAAAAAATTGATCAAATCAATGAAAAAATTGATATTAAAATTGAAAAACTAAAAGAAAAATTAGATTAGACTATTTGATAACTGTTACGTTAATAGCTTTTGGTTGTCCTCTTCGATTGGTTCCAACCTGATAGGATACTAATTGACCTTTTGCTAATGTCTTATAACCTTCCATTGATATGTCGCTATAATGCACGAACATGTCAGTTTCGTTTTCATCTTGTTTAATGAAGCCCATTCCTTTATTAAACCATACAACCTGACCATATAATACTTTATTTTCATCACTCATAAGAGTTCCTATTTCTTTATATTGTTATTTTCATCTACAATTATAGATGATCCGTCTTTGAACCATAATTTCATATTACTTCTACCGAAGAAATTATTAAATTCCATAACGCCCATTGCTTGAACTGCTTTGCGTTCTTCGTTAGTTTTGCAGCCTTTTAGTGCATTGTCGTATCGATCAAATAATTTTTGTAGATCTTCAGCACAACCATTTTTTTGAGCCCAACCAAATAATCTATCGCGAGTTTCTTTTTCCGACATAGGCTTCTTACTACTCATTGTTTTTATCCTTTACTAACAAATCAAAATCACGTTCCCAAATATATACTAAATTATATCCTTTTGATTTTATTATATTTTCTCTTTCTATAGTCTTTTTATAAAGTTCACCGAATTTTATATTATATTTAGTATTTATATTATCTCTATTATATACAAGCGGATTGCCATGCCAAAAATCTCCATAAAATTCATATACCGTATTTGTTTTTATATCAAAACCGTCAACTACAATTTTTGGCTTACTTTTTTGTATTACAATTTGTCTGCATTCATTACTATCTGGCAATCCAATTATTGACAGCCACAATTTTTCTTTTTTAGAAATTTTTATTGAAGAACTACAAGCTTTACACCTGTTTCCAGCTAAATGATTAGTTGCCATTTGCCTAAATAAACCGTGCTTATGGCATCTCATAATTGCTACTGTTCTCTTATTTTTTGAATACTCTAAACCAATATACTCATAATAATTATTATGGATGATATTTGCTTTTTTTATGAAATCATCAAAAGTCATTCTTTGTGAAGAAAAAATACATTCTTGGCATCCAATCCCTTTAACATGAGCCTCTGGTATTTGTGGAAAATCTCCGTGAATAGAACAGGTTATCATACCTAGTGATGTGCATCCTGTCCAAATAAAATTATCATAACCGTATTTTCCATTATGTTTTATCGTGGATTTATTTATAAAATTATCTCTTAGGACAACGGGGTCATAATAACATTTTGGACATCCGTTTCCACCAATATGCCCGTGAGCCCGTTGAACAAATATACCATGATCTCTAACTGGACAAATAATTTTACTTTCACTTTCCAAATTATAAAAATTAAATAATGTATAATCATACTTATTTTTATGTATTATATTGGCTCTTTCAATAAAAATTTCTTTAGTTAACCTTTTTCCCACTTTATATCTTCCTTACTTTCCTAATTATAATGTTATATTACTACCCATACTGTATTCACACTATCATATACAACAGTAAGCGACTCATACCTAATATCCATATTATAGGTTGATGCTCCTGCTATATTGTGCCCATTTCCATCTACAACTATAGTATGTGATGAAGCGGATCCTTTACCATCTACAATAACATAAGTTGCACCATTAGTTGGTGATGCAGGCAAGGTAATAGTAATACCGGTGCTAAGCGTACCAATGCTAATTATGTAATCTGAAGACAGTATTGTATAATTAGCTGTCTTAGATACTAAATTAGATGATACGCCAGCACCAATTACTAAATTACCGTTTATTGTAAGAGCGCTACTAATTGTGACTGAATCTGATGAATGGGCTAATTTATTTACTCCCGAGGCATCTAAATAAATTATTCTATCGACATATGATGCCATCTATTCATTTCCAATAAGTATTATTTCACTCTTTGAAATACCATTTCATTCGTATCTAAATTCCATTTACCATCATCAGCTTTACCATCTGGATCAATTCCATTAGCTAATGCAATTGTTTTTACTGTTTCGATCATAGATTGATTGTTAAGAACTGCTTGGCTAAGTAGTCGTGTTTTTTGAACTTGAACTTCGGAAAGATGAAGCTCAATATCTGCTAACTGCATTTTGACTTGTACTAACGCTTGTTCGGCATCTCGAACCTTTTGAGCATCTTCTGCTGTAAGAGAGATTTGAGTTGTCTCTGGCGAAGGAGGTGCTGGAGCGGCTGGAGTTTCTGTAACCGTTGGAACCACCGTTAGTGGAGTTTTTGCTTCTTCTTTATGTGTTGAAGTAAATTTCTTGTTTTGTTTTCCCATGACTTTCACTTTCTTTTAGGTAATAGTATCCCGACATAGGACACTGTCTCAACATACTATATCAGTAATTGAGACAGTGTCAAATGTTTTTTAGGGATTAAGGATTAGAGTAGAACTGGTGTTAGGATACGAATAACCATTTGGGTTGCACTTAACATGAACCCAACTGGGGCTACGACTTGACCAGCAGTTGTTGGAGCAGTTGCTGTTACTTTACCTGCGTTAGCTGGATCTAGATACATTACGTTACCAGGAGCAGCTGAGCCAGTGATATTTGGACTAACTAGACCGTCTGTATATAGGTTACCGGATGATGCCTTATCTTTGGCGAACCCTGCACAATATGCAGTTGAAAGAGAGTTTCCCTCAGCAGATGATACAGCAAGAGAACCAGATACATATACTGCATCATTGGCTGCACCTACGGCAGAAGTATTTACACCAGTTACGGTAATCTCTTCTGTACCAGACGATGATGTTGCAATGATTTGACCACCGGCAGCGGCTTCTAGTGTAATACCAGATGGTACAGCAATGAAGTTTGTACCGCTTGCAGTAGTACCAACTTCTAGATATGTAACGCCTGCGCTTTGTAGATTGATACCATTAACAGCATTGATATTTAGATATCCATCTGATTGGATCAATTCAGTTTGTAGGTAATAGCCATCAACGATAGTAACATCACCATCGAATGATGCATTTGATTGGAATGTCGATGTACCGACGATTGTTTCTGCACCGTCTACCATCAAGTTACCCTTGACTTCGAAGTTGCCAGCAGCTTGCGTTACTGTGAGTACGCCTGATGAGCTAATGGTACCATCACCAGATAGTGAGTTCCATGTTGCTGCAGCAGATGTGCCTTGTGCAATTAGTAATTGACCACTTGTACCAGCTGAAGTTGAGAATACACCAGAACCATTTGTCTGTGTAACACCCCAACCAAGACCGGATACTGTTAGAGAACCGCTTGATACTGTTACTCCACCACCGAAAGATGCTAGTCCAGATCCAACAGTAAATGTTTTTGAACCTGATACCGTAACGTTACCATGAAGAGTATTTGCACCAGAAGAGGTATCAAATGTACCGGTTGAACCAGAAAAATCGAAGTTAGGATTGTTCCCAGTTGTTACGTTACCATTGATTGTGTTTGTGCCTGTACCAGTTGTAAATGTACCAGCATTATCAATTGTTAATGCATGATTACCACCACCTGCACCAACAGTGAAATCACCATGAGCGCTTACTACTGTAACTGCACCAGTTGCCGATATGGTTGCATCTTGAGATACTGTGGTCCAAGCTGGGACTGGAGTTCCATTAGTTAGAAGTACTTGACCAGCTGTACCTGGAGTGATATCTGCTCCAACGTTGATTAGACTTGTTGAAAGAAGACCACCACCACTATTATGAACAACACCTGCTGTATTGAAAGCGTGAATAGTAACCGTAGTCGCGCCTGTAAATGTTGTATTACCATTTACTGATACTGCACCTGTTGATGTTTGAAATGCTCCAGTTGAGTTTGAAAAATCTAGATTTCCTGCACCAGAAGATGCAACCAAACTTGTTCCGCCACTAAGTGTTACCGTATTTGCAGTAGTAGTACCAACATCCAAAAGCGTTGAACCGGCTGCTGCTAAATTGACACCAGCATGACCATTAACAGTAATAACACCTGCTGTTGTTGACCAAGTAGAATCTGCTGCTCCTGTAATATTTAGAGCACCGGCAGTTGTACTAAGTTGTGAAGCAGCGTTACCTGTTAGTGAAAATGCACCACCTGATTGTGTAAGTGCTCCGCCTAATGTGGTTGTACCAGTACCAACTGTAAATGTATTTGTACCAGTTACTGATGTAGCCCCATTTAATGTAACTGCACCTGTACCTGACGTAAGAGTATTTGCACCTGACACTGTAGTGTTACCATTTAGAGTAACTGGAATAGAACCAGTACCAATTTGGACTGAAGTTGATAAGTTTCCTGCTGAACCGCTACCTATAAATAGCGGTCCTGCCGTAGTACCATCAATACCTTCACCTACTAGAAGGGTATTACCATCTGGTATTTGTTTTGTTACACCTGTTTGAATGACTAGAGCTTTAGAACCTGTTAATGCTGGCATATTATTTTCCTATTATTTGATTGTTGAAAGTTGATTGTTGAAGTCTTACGAAATTTGAGCAAACCTTACATCTGATTGAAGAACACGAATTGCACGAGAATCCATTATATCTACACC